TTCTCACGTTTTGTGAAAGGTTCGCCGTCCATTTCAACAGAGTTAGAAACTTCATAAAGTAGTTGGTCTGCCATTATATAATATACAAATATATTTTATTTTCTAAAATAATCAAAATAAAATATTAGTCCCTAAATAATACCTTTTCTTCTAAATTAAAGAATTAAAGATACATTTTTTCTCTTTGGTAATTTTCCTTGAACGGATTTTAAAGAAAGGTTCTGTAATTTGTCTAAAAGTTGAGGATTATGGGGTCTAACGCCAAATCCAGAACCTTGAATATCGGAACTTCCTAAACCATCGGAAAGTAGTAAAACGCCTTTACCACCTACCATTCCTAATTTGGTCGCTTTTTGTTGAAGATGACTCACGCTTAAAGGTCTGATTGCTCTTTTCATTCCCATTCCGCCTAAACCCATTCCAATAGGGGCGATTGCCCTTCTGGGTTTTGCTAAAAAATGTCTATCAGTTCGCATTATAATATATATACAGATATTATAATAACAGATGTATAAAAAATAGAAAATAAATTAGATTTATTCTTATATAACTCTATTGGTTAGTTCCACGATCCTTAATAGTTAGAAGGATTGTCATTTGAGGGTCTTTAATCTGAATTGGAGTGCCGTTTTGGTCTTGTATTTCAATAGAGAAATCGTTATATGTTCCGTTTGTAATTCTATTAAAGGTGAACTCTGGAGGAGTGACTAATATTTGTTGTCCGAAAGCGGTGCTTGGAATACCAAAAGAATATAACGCCTTTGAATTAGTAGAGTAAGGATTGGTAATTAAACTACAAGTTATAACTATTGAACTAATAGGTTGTATTTGAGGAGTTATATTAGATACAGCACTAAAAGTCCCAGTAGTATATGGAAAAGTAGAGGGATAAGAACCAGCACTAAATCCAACAATAGATCCGAAATTATTAGTTGAAAGAATAATTGTTTGAGGAGTAGTCGGAGTTGCTGGTAAAGTCCAAGTAGCACCAGAGGGATACGAGTAAGTGACACCGATAGTTGCTGGAAGAGGAGAAAGGAACTCGTTAAGTTGAATAGCATAATAAGTAGGATTTTCTTCCCATTGAATTAGGTATAAAAAGTTTCCATTACTTATTTGGACTAAATAATGTTTATTAGTCACTAAAACACTCTGGACATAAGCGTTCAGAGAATTAATAGAATAATACCCATCTGGAATGGTAATAGTATTAGTAGTTCCATCAACCCATTTATATTGAAAGGAAGAGTTGTTATATAACGATTTATTAATGTTATACCATGAATAATAAATGGACGCTTGGGCGAGTGCTATGTCGTTGTCTTTGAAAGTGACACCACCACCTTGAAATCTATATACCAATTTATTATTTCCTTGATCCGAATTAACAATATTCGTTGCGTTAAGAATGATAGTCGGCATTATATAATATATTAATATATTTTATTTTTCTTTTGTCGCCTAAATTAATTATACAGACAATTGGAATAATAAATCGTTGCCTTGATTTTTAGGTATTTTACCTTCCATCATGAACTTTATGATAAGGTGCTTTAATTCTTTAATAATTGCTGGATTATCGTTTCCAGCGATATATTGCCCTTTGACTAATTCAAAACGCTTTTCTTCGTCTTCTTCTTCTGGGTTCTTTTGTAATCTAACTTTGTATTGTCCGTATAATCCACTTTGATTTATTAATTTAGCAAAAAGGCGTTTTTCAGATGAAGGTAATTTATTTAATACTTTTTCATTCAATCTTTCGGTTTCGCATAGATCTTCTATAAAATCTCGCATTTCTTCCGAAATCTTGGTTTGTCTAAAAGATGGAACTTCATTCCCATTATGAAGGTATTTTACTTTCAAAGTATTATTTGCTAAATGTGGCATTGAAATACAATATTTTCCGAACTCGTAATACTTCTTTGGTTCTTCTACTAATGCTAATCCCTTACCAACTATGCGGTTATTATAAGGTTTAATCATGCGAACTTTTGATTTAATTCCGACACCGCCAGTAGTATCTTCGTCTTCAACAATAATTAAATTGCCCTTTTTACCAGCACGTCTTTCTTGGGTTTGTGCTGGGGTCATAGAAAATCTCGGACTTGTGGACATATAAGGTGCTAATTCAGTATCGCCAGTATTGCCACTAACTTTTGTTCCTTGTTCGTCATAATCTTGGTTAATCTGACTAAATAGTGCTGGAATAGTTGTTTGAACTGAACCCTTTGTTCCAATTCGTCTTGACGCTTCGCTTTCTGCTAATCTATCTATTCTTTCTTTTTCTGCTTTTGAAGGTGTTTTACCAGCATTTTCTTCTTTAAATTGGGCGTATAATTGTAATCGGATACTCTTTTTAAGTGCGTCCAATTGCTCTTGATCTAAACCAGCAATAAACTCGGAACTATAAGCACTATCTTGTTGAATACTTCTTAACATTCTGAAAATGTCTTCTACATCGCTCTTTGTAATTCCTTTTGTATTTTCTATCATGTCATCAATCCATATTTTTAGATCGGCGATATTTTGCCCCATTTCTCGCATCATTTCACGCTTTTGTGCTTCTGATGCTTTTCGTCCTTGTTCTCTTATCATTCTATCAAACTCGGATTTTCCTTCAATATCACGTAATATAGTGTATAATACTTCGGTTTGATGGGTAATATATGCTTCTGAAGGTAATTTATCTAATTCTCTTGTTAAACGTGTAATAATTGTTTCAGCAGTTAAAACGGCATTATCATCTACACGACTTAAAACATCTTGATTTCCTTTTTCTATTGCTCTTACTACGCCATCTAATTGATCTCTTGTTGGTGTCGCCATTCTTAAAAAGTCCAATTGTCTTTGAACTCTCGCAATATCCAAATCAATATCACGTGGCAAAATACCTTTGATTGTATCTAATTCCTTACTAATATTGTCTATACTTGTAGCAGTAGGTAAATCCTTAAACAACGCTTTAATATCATTAAGAAGTTGGGCGTTTTGTCCGTATTTAGAAGTTCCGCCACTGCGTTCATAAGCGACTTGATAATTGTTAAGATATTTTCCGAAACTATCTGGGGTAATTAATCTTTTATCTTTTAATTCAGAAGCGATTGCTGGGAACTCTTGAACTAATAGTAATCTTTGATCTTGGGACAATCTTTCTTCAACCCACTTTGCTGGATCAACTCTTCTTAACCACGCATCTTCGGTTTCAGTAGAAGTTGCTGGATTATAATCTTGACTTGTTCTGCGTCTTCCGAATATTCTTTCTAAATACTGAGTGACTAAACTATTCACTCTACCTTCATCTTGTAATATTTCGTCCGCTGTTTTTGGTTCTGCCATTGTTGGTTCTACACCGAGTTGAATGTTTCTTTGTGCGTCTTGGAAACCTTGACTAATCTTTGACTGCGTCTTTAAATACGCTAAATGCCTTTGGAATGCTTGTTCCTCATCGTAGGCGTTTCTTGGTTGAGAGAAGGATACTTTACTCATTATAATATGTATAAATATTTTATTTTTGAAATTAAATAATATACATCTACTATTATAATAGATGTCTAATATATATATTAAGGGGAAATCCTATCCAAATTAATATCTGACTCAGATTTCTTATTGTTCATAATCTGAAACTCTTGTTCCTTTTCTTCTAAATCTACATCCCTTACCACTTTCAAGCAACAAAGGGATACTTCTTTACATTTTGATTTGTATGCCATAGACATACATTTTATTAACATTCCGCTAATAGTAGTGACAAAGGCAACCCAGAATACTTCGCTTAACATAATATAATAAGTAAATATATTATTTTAGATCTAAACTTCTACCAAAGTTAAACTCCAAAACCCATTACCACTCCAAGTTCCTCCATTATGAGCGATATTAATATACAAAGTTAATGTAGAAGATCCACTATTATTAATATTTATAACATCAGTTATATTTGCGGTAGTAGAATTATTAGCAAATCCATTATGAGCGAAACAAGGAACAGCATAAGAAGAATTACTCGTAAAAGGATAATAAGCAACTCCATTTTCCATAATATAAAAATATAATGACGCTGTGTTTTCTTGTGCGTCATAGTTATTGAATGTTAAACTAACGGCAAAGTTTTTATTACCACTCCATGAAGAAGACATTCCAAAAGAAGTGGATACGATATTATTCCAACCACCAGCACCAATACCCCAATTAGCACTGCCATTAACAGAACCAGTAATTTTAGGTTTTAATGAAACACTGGAAACGCCATCATATAAAAAACAATCACTCGCATTCAATTTAATAGATTTGTAAATATTGTTTGTTTCGTCCTTTGACGATATAATTAATCCGTTGTCTGCTTCCATTATAAAGCGACCTCTCCATTCGTATCCAGTTCCGAAAGATTTTTGATAAGTAATAAATACTCCATTATCAATTTGACTGAAAGTAGTTCCATTAGAACCATTATCATAACCAAGTTTAAAATAAGCACTTCCACCATTATAATCATATCTCAACCACTCATTACTTGCGACTTGTTGCGTCCAAGTATAAGGTGTAATAAGAGTAGAACAAGATTGTCCCATTAAAGAACCATTATTATAACAATAAAATCCAGTTGCTCTTGTTTCTGCTTGACTACCACTACTATTATCCAAAGCATAAGCATTAGAACTTGGTAAATTATTATAAGCATTTTGACTTTGAAAATCCGACCAAGTTAAACCAATTGTAGTAATAGTTCCTCCATTAATAGTATTACATTGAAGATTATTCACGCCATTAATATCGTATCCACTCGCACTATTTCCAGCACCTAATACTGCGGTTAGATCTGGAATAGAAGGGGGATAAGAACCGCCATTAATAGTGGAAACGCTAATATTATTGAGATTTGTAATACTTAACCCACCAGCGTCATCACCAGTAGTTAATACTTGTTGTATATTTTGACTTCCGCCTCCACCTCCGCCAGTAGCAGTAATAGTATTAGTATTTGTTCCATCAGTAATAACAATATTCGGAACATTCGCATTAATTTGTATTTGATTAGTAGGATTATTAATATTTTTAAAAAGAACAGAACCAGTAGTTCCAGTTGTATCAAAAACAAAATCATTATTAGAAGTAGAAGAATATATTATACCAAAATGTTCTCCAACTATCGCTGGATCTCCACTTGATAAATTAATTATATGAGTTGCCGTTCCTAATGTATCGGCGTTTTGTAAAGATATAGTATTATTTACACCAAGAATAGTTGGCGTGACAGAAGGACAAACTGCTCTTAAAGCGTTTAACCTTCCATAATCAACCGAACTTCCGTTATAGTCAAAACCACCAGATCCTAATGTCATAGTATCTCCAGTTGCGGTATTTGATAAAGTCATAGTTCCATCAGATGTCATTAATAATGAAGTCGTTCCTTTTTCAAAATACAAATTATTATTATTGAAATCAGTAAAAGGGGTGGATTGTAGTAAAGGTAATAAAGACATTATATAATATTAGAATATATTTTATTTTTAACATTATATTAAATATTAGTATCCCAGTTTGAAGTATTCACATCGGATATAGAAGGAAGAGTTCCTAAATTAATAAGTTCCAAAGTCATATAATAGTTCATGGTTGTAGTGCTATTCCAATTAATAGGTGGATACGATAATATCATTTTAGCGGTAGTTCCGTCATTAGAAGTTGTCACTGGCATACAAACCGCTATATTTCCTTCATTTACCAAATCAGAACACCAAAAGGGACGACCATTAGGGCAATAAGTAGGATTATTTACTGGGGCATAACTTGCGTTGTAAGATGAATTAATACCACCATTAAAATAAAAGTAATTAGTTGGACTATTTGTAAAACATTTTGGGAAAATTGTTAGAGTTCCACTTAAAGTATTAAATAAAGTCATAACGCCATACGGATCTGTCTGACTGGTAGTTGGTTGTGTGTTTTGAAGATTAAAAACAAACTTGAATTGAACTCCATCCGTATATGCCATAGATCCGAAATTAGTAATTTCAATAGTAGGATATGGTGAAGTAAAACCTACGCTATTATTAACATTCATTCTTTTAGTTATAGCAGTAGGAAATACTTGCGGTAAAGTGGGCATTGTCTGAGTAGGCATCATTTTATATATAGTATGAATATATTATTTTAATTCCTAAATAATAAATTAATAGAAATACATCTGTTATAATAGTAGATGTAATAATAATTAGGTTTTAATTAAAACCATCATCTGAACTGATGATGGCGTAGTAGAAACTGCGGTAGGTGTTGCTGAACCAAAGGAAGCGGTAAAAGCGTTTAATAAATTAGTGCCGTTTGCGGTGCTACTTGTTGTTCTTGGATTATATAAGTTTGCTGATCCATCGCCACTTGGAAGACCTTTTAAATATGACCATTCTCCAATACCATTTGGACTATTAAATACAATTGGAATATTAGTTCCGACTTGGGTTAAAGTTGCTGTTGTTTGGGGAAGATTTCCAGTTGTTAATGAAACGGAATTAGCACCGACCGAAGTATTAGTAGAAGTGCTATTACCTTGAATATATTTACTTATTAAATTAGGGACGGCAAAAGTATTAACGCCATCTCCAGAACCATAAATAGTTCCGATGGATGCGAATAAAGTAGCGTAAGTTGTTCTACTAACTAATTGCCCATTACAAAGTAAATAACCACTTGGAACAGAATTACCAGCATAACTTATAATTGTTCCAGATAAAGTTCCATTTGACGAAACCAACGAATTAACCCATTGAGTAGTTGCTACTTTGGTTGAATTATCGTTTGACGCAAGAGCGTAAGAAGAAGTCAGAAGACCGCTAAAAGCACCAGAAGTAGAAGTTAATCCAACATTAAAATTAATTAATCCAGTTGCTGTATCACCTCCTTTTAGTAAAAATAATGCTACTGCTTCCGAGTATGTTAATGCTGTAGTATCTAAATATCTCCAATCTTGTATATTAAATATCGGATTTAGGGGAAACGGAATAGGTGGTTGTTGAGAACTCATTATATATAAATAGTAATATATTATTTTAATAAAAATAAAATATAATAATACTATATATTAATGCCTCCTAAAAAGAAAGATAAACCTCCTTCAAACGAAGTTGTTAATTTTTATACTAAACTACCAGCATCGCTAAAACCAAAATATCATAATCCTAATGTAGCACATCATCAAATCGGATTGCCTTTCAGAATATTAGTAGTTGGTGGTTCTGGATCTATGAAAACTAATTTGATTTGCGACATGATTAGTAGAATGTCAGATACTTTCGGAAATATTAAAATTATAACAAAAGCACAAGAACCCTTATACGATTTTCTCAAAATGAAAATACCTCCATCTCATCTTCAAGTGACAGAAGGAATTAGATCAGTTCCAGACCTAAAAGATTTTGAAGAAGACGAAGCGAAGGAATTACAACATTTAGTTATATTTGATGACTTGGTATTAGAAGACAGAAAAATACAAGACCAAAAGATTAGTCCTTATTTTATTCGTGGGCGTAAATTAGCAAAGGGAATTAATTGTGTATATATTACTCAATCGTATTATATGACCCCTCCAACTATCCGAAAAAATCTTACTCATATTTTTATGAAAAAATTAAGCAATAATAGAGATCTAAATAGTATATTGGGCGAATATAATTTAGGTTGCGAAAAAGAAGATTTAATGAAACTATATAAAGAAGCAACAAAAGACAACGAGAGTTTTCTAATGTGCGACATGGTTGCGAAACCAAAAGAAAGATTTCGTAAAAACTATTTGGATATTGTCCGATTAGAACCACCTTCGGATGACGAAGAAGAAAGTAATTCTGACTCAGAAGATGATTTCTAAATTGACTTTCTTAATATATATACAAGTATTATAATAGTAGATATATTAAATTATAAAAAATTAACAACAAAAAGAACCGCCCATACCATGTCTTCTTATTCTTCTTGAAGACCCTTTAAGCATAGCACCACCGCAAGAACAAGATCTAACCATTCCTCCGCTAATTTGACCTTGTGGAAGGGCAACCATATTTGATTGACTAAAAGGGGTAGTTGCTGGGTGATATTGGTTAAGAAGCATTCCCATATCATCTCTAATTCCGTATCCTCTGAAAGAACCTCCGAATAAATCTCCTTCCATAGTTTGTTTGCCTTTTTCGGCAACTGCTTCTAATTTTGCTCTTGCTAAATCTTGTAATTCTGGGGGAACATATTTACTAATTGCTTCATGACCCTTTTGTCTTCCTTTATCTAATTTACCTATTGCGTAATGCTGGGCATCGCCTTGTAATTTATTCAAAGCGTATTCTGGGGTTTGTGCGTCTTGTTTTGTGACATACTTATCAAGACCTCTATTAGCAAGTGCTTCGCCTCTATCCAAGACCATATTAGTAGCAACATCGGTTAGAGTTGGATCAATTCCATAACTTTCGGCAACGCCTTTAATTGCTTCTGAAACAAGGGGTTTAGCGTAAGCAATTGCTTCTTTACCAAAATGTTTAACAACTGGTTTTGCTCTTCTCCATAATTCTTTTGCTCCCTTTTTAATTGCGTGACCAATCTTTTTAAGTGATATTTTGCCACCACTAACTTTTACCTCTGGAAGATCTAAAATATGTTCTCCGTCCTTGAATACTTTATTAGTAAGTTGAAGGGCATGTTTCGCCTTTTCAACGTGGGGTGCTAATAGAGATTTCATTTCCTTTTTCAATCCAGACAATATTTTCTTTGACACGCCGTATCCAGAAAAAGAACCTCCTTCGGTTGATTGATTAGATCGCATAGCACCGCCATCTACCATATCGGATACATCTTTTATTGCTCCTTTAACAGCACCTTTTACTCCTTTTCTCATTGCTCTTAAACGTGCCATCTTTGCTTTCATATCTTCTTTCATTCCAATTCCGATTTTTGCCTTATCCAATCCAGCATCAATACCTCTATTAACCAAAGGACTAATAAAAGGTGCTAATTCTGGATTACCAGCAAGAGTAGATAAAGCGGTGACACCAGCGGTTGCTAATCCTTTAATTGCTGGACGTGCTAATGGTGCTAATGGTTTTACAACATTTAATACTTGCTTACCGAAGTTTTCTGCTTCTCCTCCCTTTCTGAAAGCGTGTTTAACTTGATCTCCAAACTTTCTAAATGCTCTTCCAATATTTAATTTACCTCCGTTAAGAGATGTTTCAATAGAAGAAATCTCATCTGGACTTAATGTTAATCTAACTCCTCTTTTCTCTGCGATTGCTCTTCTGATTTTCTTCAAATGTGGTTGCCCTAATCCACTTACAGAAGTGTTAGGGTTTTGACTTGTTAGTCCAGCATACTTAACTTGAATAGGGCGACCCTTCGCCAAGTTATTTAATTGCGACTGCGTAATTAAGAACTCTGCCATTATAACATAACTAAACATTTTATTTTTACAGATCTCAATAAAAATAAAATTACATATCTCCTAAATATTACAAATCTCCAAATCTACAACGATTTCCTCGCCTATTTTAAGGTTCTTTGGTTTCTTGGAAACTCGTCCATAATAATGTCTTCTTCTTCTTGGTTTTACTCTTCTATAAGTAATTGGAACTAAATTACCAGCATAGTCCATCTGATAATGTATAATTTCGTCTTTCAATCCGTTAAAGATTGTTAAGTAGTTGTTGTCTAATATACCTCTATCAATAAGGTTTTGTGCGATCTCGTCGTCCATAGTTATATATTATAGAAATATATTATTTCTTGCTAAAATAAACAATATTGGAATAGTATAAAAGTATGGTTTATTTCCCAAAGTCCAAAAAGTTAGGATTGGTTTTAAAAATCTTCCATCAACTTTTCAGAGTTTCGGAAAAAAGTCATACTTTTATACTTTTTCCTTTTCTATATAATTTTTTATAGGAATATTTAGTAATTTATAATATATACATCTATTATAATAGTAGATGCCGTATAAAATACGAAAATTGCCTAATTCTGATCGCTATAAAGTATTTAATAGCGAAACTGGAAAAGTTCATAGCGAACACACTACTAAAAAGAACGCAAAAGCACAAGTGCGACTATTATATAGTATAGACAACGGAGATAGTTCTTATCCGAAGGAAGAACAATCAAACGAAACTGCTGGAGAAGGAGTTAATCACAAGGGACGCAAAAAAGGATCTAAAAATAAGGTAAAGAAACCACCAAAAGATATTGTATTCCAATCTCGTATTTCAGATGCGGAAAAGGAACGATTTCATGAACCTTTAACAAAACCAATTGGTAATTATTCTACAACATGGAGATGGGTATTATATAGAGAAAAGGAGAAACAAGGAATTACTTATCCACTTGCTATGAAGCAAAAAGCGTTGAAAGATTTATATTATAAGTTGAAAGAGAAATGCCAAGAAATAGACGATAAAATAGAAGAAGAAACTGGCGAACCAGTAGAAGAACCAACATTCTCTATTGATTGGTTAGAGCAAAACTGGGATAAAAATGCGAAACGATTACCAGCATTATGGCAAGAACAACTATGTGGAAAAAGCGGAAAGAAAAAGAAAGACCAATTAGAAGAACAAGATAATAAAATAGATAAATATTTTAAACCACCAAAACCACCAAGTCCACCACCGCCAGAACCAGAACCAGACCAAGACGAAGGTGATAATCAGAATATACAATTAAATATTGAAGAGAAGGATGACGCTGGAGAACAAGACAACCCCTTTAATATTGATATAGGACAAAATGATCCAGACGATATAGAATTACCAAACCCAACCCCATCACCAAAAAATATTGAGAAGGCGGTATTAAATATTGAAAATAAAATATTGGAATTAAAAGCAGAAGGTGAAAAACATGGATTAGGAACAAAATACGAACCAGAACAAATTGTAAGCACGTTAATGTATCTACATCTTTTAGAAAAATACTCTAATAATTGTGCTGTTATAACTACCGACTTACCTTTATCACGAGAATTAACAAAAGGAAAATACAGCGACTATTGGCATATTGCTTATGAAGGCATAGATTTAAGAACCGATTGGAAAGAATATCCCCAAAGCGTAGTAAGTTATTTAGCAGATACAATAGATAATTGTATAAAACGAGGAGTTGATCTAATATTAGTTCCTTTAAATATGCGATTTTTTAATAACAGAGGAAAGGAAGCAAGTTCTGGACACGCAAATGTTCTTGTTGTTAGACCTTTATTAAGAATAATGGAAAGATACGAACCGCATGGTTCTGAATATGGTAATTCAAAATCTAATGATGTAATATTTAATAAAGCACTCAGAAAATTAGTAGAAGAACAAATGACCTATAAGATTGGTAAATATAAATATAGAGAACCCAACGATATTTGTCCTAATAGTGATGGGTTTCAGAGTTTTGAAGGACAATTTGATAGATTGTTAGAAGAAGGCGGTGGATTTTGTGCTATGTGGAGTTGTTTTTTAATGGAATTAGTTTTAATGAACCCAGATTACACTACTAAACAAATTATAGAAGAAGCATTTAAAATAACTAATAAAGAACCAAAATATTTAAAAGAAGTAATAAGAGGGTATGTTGTTGATGTTGAAAAAGTATTAGACCAATTAATAAAAAATGTGATGAACGAAGAGTTTAAGTTTAGAAGAGATCCTAAAACGAAAAAAGATAAAAAACGACTTGCCTTTACTCAATTACATAGTAAGAAAACTCTTTTACAAAATTATATTATAGGTGTATTATTTCAAATTAATAATAAAGTATCTGATGTTAAACAATTACCAGAAGAACCAATCTATGAAGAAACCGAACAAGTTGCGAAACCCTTTCCAGAAATAAAAGCATTATTAGAAACTAAAAAGAAGAACCAACTAATTAAATTAGCGGAAAGTAAATGGGATGTAAAATATATTGGAATGTTAAAAAAGAAAAACAAAGCAGACCTTATAGATTTTATCATGGGATATGTAAGTGATCCAAGAACAAGTTCAACACATTTTAAACCAAAACATATTGTAAAGTTCTTTGAAGACAATCCCTAATATATATATTGAGATATAAGTATTTAGAAATATTATATTTAGTAATATATATGGGATTATATTTTTGTAGATTATGGGATTACTATTTCGGAAATAATTCTGACTCAGACAAATTAAAATATAGTGATAAAGTATAATGGATAGAATAGACAAACAAAAACTATTAAACATGTATGACGAGTTCCAATCAACTCATACTTCTTTATTGAACGGACTTAAATCCAATAAGGATTTAGAACCAAAAGATCAAAAGGTTATTGAAAGAAAGATTAGTGTTATTAATACTATTATGACCAATATACTCAGATTGAAAAATCTATCTGAATAAATAGGTTAGAACTATAAGGATTATCTAAATATTCATATTAATATTGAGATAATGTATAATATTATCTATAATATACTTCTTAATCTGTATTAAAATATTTTAATATCGCTTCATATTGAGATAATAGATAATATTATCCGAAAATATCGCTTAATATTGAGATAATAGATAAACAATAGTATAAAAGTATGACTTTTTTCCTAAATTATGAAAAGTTAGGTTAGATTATTTTAGCAGTCCAATTAAGATTTAGGACTTTCGGAAAAAAACCATACTTTTATACTATTCCTATATAACTATACATCTACTATTATAACAGATGTATATATTTTAGGAATAATTAATTATAAAAAAACAATATAGAAAGGAATTAATATCTTATAGTAATATATAAGAGATGTCTTTGTCTATTAGAAGATCTACCGAACCTATTTTCTTCGGAAACGAAGAACCAATCAACCAAGTTATTCAAGTAATTAAGGAAATCCCTATTGAAGAACCAATTAAGGAAGAACCTCAATCAGAAGATAATACTATCCTTGTTGAAAAATATAAGCGATACAAGACCATCATGGCACAAGCAAATAAAAAGTATAGAGAAGCAAATAAGGAGAAAGTTAATAAAATCGCAAAAGCGTATTATGATCGCCACAAGGACGACGAAGAGTGGCGTAAGAAGCAATGCGAAAAATCCAAAAGAGCGTATCTAAAAAAGAAGGAAAAGGTTAAGCAAGAAACAACCGCCCTAACAATCCAACTATAAAATATTTAGGAGTTTTTGATTAATAATTATTGTTTTAATTATTATTAATTTATTTAGGCAATTTTAGAATACTTTCTCTATTTAAAGATATATTTAGAAATAATATATATTATTAAAACAATATAGAAATTAATTTCTAATAGATATATATAAGTAGAATGTCGCAAATCGTAATTCAACCTTCCCACTCTTCTTCTGATATGAAGCAATTTTTAGCAACTTGTTTTGCTGTAAATAAAGTAAAAACATTTTTACCAGTTAATATTTGGTATATGGATAAGAAAAAAGCGGATGGAACAATCAAAAAAGAAAAATGTGTAGCAAATAGCAAGTCCTCTTTACAATACGAGAACTTTGTAGAACTACACGAAAAGAAGGAAACAAGAATTAAAAATAAACATGGAGAAGAAAGTGTTTATTATATTGGAAAAAGTAATACCAAGAATAAGGACAAGATTATAGATTATATGAATTGTTCTAATTACGAAGTATCGTTAAGAGCAAATAAATCTATTTATTGTATTGATATAGACGATACTAATATTACTTGGGAACAACTTCCAGAATGTTTGAAAGGGTTGCCATATACTTTATCAAGTAGTAAAGGATTGTGGCACTTTTGGTTTCAAATAGAAGGAATAGATCATGAAACACTAAAAAGCGGAACTGGCGAATTATCGTTAGGTTCGGACAACTTGAACTTTGCTGTCGGAGAATTATTAATTTCTCATACTTGGGAAAGGGCAAACGGCAAAGTTTATAATTGGGATTTAAATAGAAATCTACCTTTATTATCTTGGGATATAGTAAGAACTATGTGTAAAGAAGAAGCAATCAATAAGGTTTTAGCAACTCAAAAGCAAGTCAATACTATTTCGTTTAGCGTAGTAGAACCAGACGATACTACAAGCGAAGAAAGTTTATCGGAAGATCAAGAAGAAACAGATACTTATAGTAGTGGAACTTGTTTTTTGAAATTACCGAAAAAAGAAAAGGTAGTAGTAAAAGAAAAAGAAGAAGAAACCAAAGTAGAACCAAAAGTAGATCTAAAAGAAAAAGAAAAGATGGAAATCAGAATTAGATTATTACAACCTTTATGGAAAAAAGATAAATTAGATAGTTGGGATAATTGGCGAGATTTCACGTGGATAATTCAAAACACTTTTGAAGGAGATACTGGAGTAGATATTTGGGATGAGATTTCTAAAAAATACGGCAAATATTCTAATTCCGATAATCTTAAAAAGTGGAACGAATTAAAAAAGACACAAAAATCAGAAGGTAAGAAAAAAACAATTGGAACTTTGGCGTTCTGGGCAAAATCAGATAGTCCAGAAGAATACGAACAAATGTTTAACAAGGAAGGAATAGAGTGGGATAGATTGACCGAATATACTTTTGCGAAAAGATTAAAAACAAAAGAATATTTGGGAAACAATATATTATTTACTGGTTCTACTAAAAACATGAACGGATTTAAGTTCAACGGAGTATATTGGGAAGATCTTGGTGACCACAATTCCGAAATCAAAAAAGGATACTTTGATAAGATGTATAATTTTTACATGAAAGAATTAGAAAAAGTAGAAAGTTTCTTTGATCCAGATGTAGTATTTAGTTTCAAGTGTAAAATTAAATCGCTTGATAGTGCGGTATTTAGAAATCATGTAATAGAGATTTTGAAGACCGAGAATTATATCAAAGATGTAAAGTGGAATAAAGATAATAATTTATTTGCTTTTGACGATTGTATTTATAATTTGAAAATTGGTGCTTTTGTAAAACCAGATCCTAAACAATATATTAATTGGACTACTGGATATTCTTACGGAGATACTAAAAACGAATACTTGGAACAACAAACATGGTGTAAAACATTTCTGAGTCAGATATTAAATAATCCTTCAACTGAGAATTGGATATTAAAAGTTTTGGCATCGTTTTTGAAGCAAGAAAACGCCGAAGAAAAGTGCCACTTTTGGTTAGGAGAAGGAAGAAACGGCAAAGGAACTTTAACAACTCTTCTTAAAATTGCTCTTGGAAAATACTTCGGAGAATTAAATCTTGGATACTATACTCAATACGATAAAAGTGCGGACGCACCAAATAATAATTTATACAATTTGAGATACGCAAGATTAATTAATACTTCGGAAGTAGGAGAAGATAATACCGATCCAGAAAAACCGATGCGTTTCTTAACCGAAAAGTTTAAAAGAATTACTGGTGGAGATACTCTTGTAGCAAGACAACCTCACGAAAAAGTTCAAGTAGAGTTCAAAGGTGGCAAAACATTAGTCCAAACCAATTTGATGCCAGAATTAGTAGGAATAGAACAACCAAAAAATATTTCCTTACGAGAAAGAGTATGTATTACAACCTTTCCTTTTAGTTTTATTGAAGACGGAGATCCTCTTTTATTATCCAATCCTCAAAAATACAAGAAGAAGGATATTAGTATTAAGGAAACCATGAACGACGAAAAAATCAAATTAGGATTTATTCGTTTATTATTGAATACCTATAAATTATATCTTTCAGAAGGAATTGTAGAACCACCTCAAATCAAGCAAAATAAATTAAATTATTTTGACGAATGTAATAAAACGAAATCATGGTTTCAAGAATATTTAGAACCAACCGAAGATATTAACAAGAACGAATATCGTATTAATATTCCTTCTGATTTATATATTCAGTTTTGTAGTAATTCAGTTTCAACTAAAAAGATTAGCAAAGCAGTTTTTACAAGACACTTAACCGATTTACTCGGAAAGATTAGTGCCAAAGATAGTAGTAAGTGTGGAGTTTTTACTTTAAACGGAGTTGCTTGGGTTCAAGGATATAAGTGGAAATCGCAAACCGAAAGTAGCGGTTGCTTCTTAAAATTACCAAACCATAATGATAATGATTTGGATATTGAAAGCGAAACCGAAGAAGAAGAACCATGCTACGAATTGGCGTAATTAATTTATTTCAAGAATATATATATTTGAGTTATTATAATATAAAATCTTATCTTATATTATATTATAGAAATGTTTAGTAAAAAACAAAGAGATCTAAAAGTCGGATTTTCTAACGAAGACCTTGTATATGAAAAACTAAAAACCTTACCTTATTGCTCTGATTTGAAAAAGATTAGCGGATATTCTATTATTGATTTTAAAGGTTCTGACTCAGAATTAGAATTAAAAAGTCGTCCTAATATTAATCATGATAAATGGGCAACCGCTATTATTGGTTGTAATAAGATAGACGATTTCAAGAACAATAAAAAAGATCATAATTATGTTTGTTGGTTATATCAAGACGGATTGTATTATTTAAAAGTAGATCTAAATAATTGGAACTTTAAAAAGGGAGTTCAAAGAGTAGAAAGGGACGGAAAAGTTGAGTTTAGCGATTGTTTCTATATTCCTTATCAAGATTTAACAAAGTTGGAATAATCCGATTTTTATTAATTTTTTTTCCAAATATATATACATCTGTTATTATAGTAGATGTATAAATAATAAAATATTATTATATATTAATGATTGATAATTACGATCTTGCCGATATAGCGAAAAAAGAAAGAATACCAATTAACGATATTTTTTTAAAGGATAGACCGCCTTCTAAAATACATGCTGGTGGATATATTATTAATTTACAAGACGCTACTTTAAATCGTGGAGGTTCGCACTGGGTTGCCTTATTTGTGCCACCAAAACAAAAGGTTCTTGCGTATATGGATAGTTTCGGATTTCCCCCAAGTCAAAGCACTATTAATTGGATAAAATCAACCGAATATAAGAATTATCCAATTGCTTACAATACCAAAGAAATACAAAACATTAATAGCGGAGGTTGCGGAATATATTCCATGTTCTTTATTGAGTTTATGACCAAACATAGAACAGATCAAGATATAGAACAATTAGTTCAGAAATACGGAGATCTATTTTCTGATAATCAAGAAGAAAATCTTACTATTCTTAAAAAACTCGCCCCTTACTATAAAAATACGAATTAAGTAATTTAAATATATATACATCTATTATTATAACAGATGTATATGTATTATAAAAAAAAAATAATATTTTTTACTTTTTTATATATATTTGAAAGGAAGAATTATTACAAGAAATTAACGCCGTCTTCTAAACCGATTTTCCAACAATAATAGAAGCAATCAAAAGAACAACTACTTTTCTGATTTTCTACTAATTTTCCATTAACGGATTTTGTAAATTGTATTCTTTTCTTTGGAATAATTATTTGAACCTTTTCCTTTCTAAATATATTTTGGAAATATTGAGTATTAATTTTTGAAGAAGGCATGATTAATATAAAGGGTTTATTCAACTCTTTTAATCTTGCTAATATTTGAGGAATTAAACTAAACGGAGGATTAGATACTACTATATCGCCTTTATCGTGTAAGAAGAAATCTATATTCTCGTGAATAACATTAAATCCTAAATCCGATAATATAGTTCCACTTTCGCCGTTTGCGTAAAACGCTTCCCAAATGATCTTATCCTTTGGAATAATATGTTTTATATCTTCCCAAGCAGATTTAGGAGTAATCCAATCATCGTAATTAGTGAACGCTTCGTGAGTAAAGTTTGCCATGTTTCTATTATACTCTTATATATTAAATCGTTTCTATATTGTTTTCTTAATATATATATTAGGTAGAATATAAAGATATAAGTTATACAAGTTTCCAAATATATATACATCTACTATAATAACAGATGTATATTATTTTGAGATTTTTTTAAATACTTTCTTCTTTAAGTATATATTTAGAAATACAATATATTAATTAAAACTATTTAGAAATAATGTCTTATAGATATATATAAAGTA